ACAGGAGACTGGGAACGAGTTTGGATCATGCCAAATCCTGGTGATGCTGGTAGTAGCGTAGGATCAGTTGCCGCATTTTTTGGCGAGCAAGTTAATTGGCCAGGTGCATATCTTGGCACGAACATGGGCGGGGAGTATCCAGTTGAAGAAACTATTGACATTCTTACAAAAGATAAAATTGTGGGTGTTGCCACTGGACGTGCAGAATTTGGCCCTAGGGCACTGGGCCACCGCAGTTTATTGGCCGACCCACGTGGACCTGAAATCAAAGATACCGTAAACGCTATTAAACGTAGACAACAGTTCCGTCCATTTGCTCCTGCTATTTTGGAAGAATATGTGCATGAATATTTTGAAATGCCGGTAAACATAACCGCCAGTCCTTTCATGCAATTTGTTGCAAAGTGTAGACAACCAGAGAACTTTCCTGCTATAATACACAAAGACGGCACTAGCCGTGTACAAACTGTTAGCAAGAATGATAGTCCTGGTTTTAGAAAACTTCTCGAAGATTGGCACAGCCTCACCGGTTGTCCAATGCTACTAAACACCAGCTTGAATATCAAAGGTCAGCCAATGGTTAATAATATAGAGGATGCAAAAGCATTTTATACAAAGTATAATGTTCCTGTAATAACATGATTAAAATAGATAAAAGTATTGTAGAACAAGTAACGTGGGAACAAGATCCAGATACATTTGATCAACGATTACATGCCTTAGGTAGTTCTCATGATGAATTTGTAATTGTAAATCCTAAGTATGAATGGATCTTAGATTACATTGATGTTGACGCAGTTACCAGCGATAAATGTATCGTATGGAGCATTGACAATTTATGGTTAATTAAAAAGTTCAAAGCCAACTGGACATATGGATGGCACTTTATTCCCTGTGTATTAGATTTAGAACAAACCATAGAATTCAATCCAGATGTTAATTTCACAGATTATGATGTTGATTTTAAAATTAACATCGAAGATGCTAACGCAGAACATGTTTGGTATTTAGATCCAGATTTTGTTCCTGTTGAAGATAAAATATGGGCAGTTCGAGCTCGAGTCAACTATAATAACACACAGGGTACCAAGGACATGGGTTACATAACCCCCAAGGTAGAATATCAACCCACTGCTATAACCTTTAATCCAAATATTCCTGTTGCTAATTTTGTTGACTTTGAAATACCATCTGGTAAAATTAACTATGAATATGTTTGGTATTTAGATCCTCAATTTAATTCATTTGAAGATAAAATTTGGGCCGCTAGAATTAAACCTTCATTTGAAAACTCACTGGGAATTAAAGACATGGGTTATATAAGTCCAGTGATAAAACAAAATCCTGAAATTCCTGCAGATTTATTATTAAATGACGTTGTTCCCTACTACGAATTACAAAACAATTTAGTTTGGTATTTAGACCCTAAATTTAATTCATTTGAAGATAAAATTTGGGCATTACGAATAGATAGTTCAGAACCAGATGCAGGTGTCAAGAACATGGGCTATGTTAGTCCCATACTTAATATTATTCGTAATCCAGAAATACCAGATGTTAATCTAGTATTTGATACAAACATACCCTACTATAATTTAAAAGATAATTTGGTTTGGTACTTGGATCCTAAGTTTAATCCCATTGGTGAAAACATTTGGGCAATTAAAATTCTATCTAAAGAAGAGAATCCTGGTTATTTAGAAATGGGCTATGCTAGTCCAGAATTTATATTTAATCCAGATATTCCAAAAATTGCATGGAATATTAATGATTCTATTCCCTACTATGAATTAAATTATACACACATATGGTATTTAGATCCTCAATTTAATCCAAATGAAGACGATGTATGGTTGGCTAAAATTGTCAACCCTAATGAGTTGGGTGTTAAACACATGGGTCATGTTTCTCCCAAAATGGAATTTAATCCAGACATACCAGATGTAGCATGGGCTATAACAGACAACATACCATACTATGATTTGAACTATACACACATATGGTATCTTGATAAGAGATTCAATCCAGGGGATGACAACGTATGGGTGGCTAAAATTGTTAATCCTGACAATCCCAATGCAAGTGGCGTCAAACACATGGGCTATATTATGCCACAAGTGGAACTTAATCCAGACATTCCTGCACATTTAGACTATTACATAAATGATCAAATACCTTACTATGATTTGAACTACGAGCATGTATGGATGCTGGATAATAGTTTACATACAGACCATGAACAAATTTGGGCGGCTAAGATTGTTCCTAATAATGTTAGTCTTGGAACAACTGTAGTGGGCAATATTGGTGTTGTATACAAAGACTTTGACGTAGTGTTTATTAGCTATAACGAACCCAATGCAGAAGCCAACTGGTATCGTGTGTTAGAAATATTCCCTAATGCTAAACGTGTTAAGAATGTTAAAGGTATTTTTGAAGCACACAAACGTGCCGCAGAAATTGCCACCACTGATATGTTCTATGTAGTTGATGGTGATGCTGAATTAGTTGACAATTGGAAATTTGATTACAAGCCAAACGTATTTGATTTAGACTGTGTACACTTATGGACCAGTATCAATCCTATTAATGATTTAGAATACGGATGGGGCGGAGTTAAATTATTTCCACGCAAACTACTATTAGATGCAGAAACATGGAAAGTGGACTTGACCACAGGATTAGGTAAACTGAAATATATTAACAAAGTCAGTAATGTTACAAGTTTTAACTCTGATGAATTTGGCACTTGGCGCAGTGCTTTTAGAGAATGTGCTAAATTAAGTTCTAGTTTATACCAAGGTACAACTACACACGCCGAAACAGAAGAAAGATTGCGTGTATGGACCACGGTGGGTAAAGATAGACGCTATGGAGAATATGCGCTACATGGCGCTGCCTTAGGCAAGCAATATGGATTGGATAATTTCAATAATCTAGATGCATTAAAATTAATTAACAATTATGAATGGATGAAAAATGAGTTTGATAAATTCTATAAACATTAAAAATACTAATACTACTCTTAAGCTAAAAGACATACCGGCAGTATTTCTTAGCTTTGATGAACCCAACGCAGATGAAAACTTTGAATTACTAAAAGCAGGACATCCTAATCCCAGTTTAGTCAAACGTGTTCATGGAGTTAAAGGCTTTGATGCCGCACACAAAGCCTGTGCAGAACATGCTGTGGACAATAGATTTTTCACCATAGATGCTGATTGTCAAGTCAATCCAGCTATCTGGAAACAAAACTTAGACATTGAAAAAGCAGATTTAACATCAACATTCAGTTGGAGTAGTCGCAATATTGTCAATGGTTTAGTCTATGGTAATGGTGGCATTAAACTATGGTATGCGCCTTATGTTAAAGCAATGAAAACACACGAAGCCGCAGATAAAGACGATGATAACAATAATGTAGACTTTTGCTGGGATTTTGAAAATTACAAGCAAATGAATAATACCTACGGCACTGTTATGAATAATGCCACTCCTTATCAAGCATTTAGAGCAGGATTTCGTGAAGGTGTTAAAATGGGTCTTGACCAAGGACATAAAGTACCAGTGGAAGACTTTAATCACAAAATGTATCCAGGTAACTATGCACGTTGGTTAACTTGGATGACTATTGGCAGAGATGTGGACAATGGTGATTGGGCAATTTATGGCGCACGTTTAGGTGCCTACAATCTTTACATTAATAACTTTGATCAAAGTGTTATTTCTGACTATGATTGGTTTAATGCATATTGGAAGGACATTGAAGAATGTACTAAAAATCCCGATGAAGACAGCAATAGAGTTATGAAAACATTGATTGAAAAATTAAACCTACCATTGGTTGAATTAGACAGCGATCAAAGTCGTTGGTTTAAACATGTTAATATCAACCCTCCCAAGAACTTTGGCTGGCCAGCAATGTTGAATCACAGCGCATTGCCATTGTTTGGATTTACGTTACCTAAATATTAATATGATACCTATTTACTTTCTATACAACGACGAAACAAACGCCGAAGAAAATTTTGCTAGACTACAATCTAAAGCCAGTCATGCAGTAACAGTTAAAAGTATTGGTACGATATTTGAAAGTCATAAACATATTGCAAGTTTGTGTGATGGTGATAGATTTTATGTAGTAGATGCTGATTGTTGGATTGTTGATAGTTTTAACTTTGATAAACAAATTGAACTAAAACCTAAAAGCGTGGCAGTATTTAGAGCAAAGAATCCCATTAACGGACTAGTCTACGGCCATGGTGGTATTAAATTATTCAGTAAAGATTGTTTTAGTGCAGAACGATTAGATCGTCCTGATATGACTACTACACTGGCAGATCATTATATCAAATTAAATATCCTAGCCAGCGAACATAGATTTAATTATAGTGCTTATGCTACATGGCGCACAGCTTTTCGTGAGGCAGTTAAACTCAGTGCAGGTGTTAATAAAAACAACAATGACACTGAAACAAAGGAACGCTTGACTATGTGGTGTGAAGCAGGCAATGAAACACAGTATGGTTACTTTGCTATACAAGGTGCCAGACAGGGTGTTGCTTATGCTAATGGTGTAGATGCAGATTTTAATTTAGTAAATAACTTTGCTTGGTTGGATTCTAAGTTCAAGGAGTGGATTGGTGTATAATTACAACGAGATTGAAGTTGTACATTTAGAAATGACAGAAGCATGTAATGCTAGCTGTCCCATGTGCGCTCGTAATTTAAATGGTGGCGCAGTTAATCCATTCTTACATAACAGAGAATTGTATATAGATGATATACAAAAAATGTTTCCCATTGATTTTGTTAAACAATTAAAACGTGTATACATGTGTGGCAACTATGGCGATCCTGCTGTGGCCAAAGACACATTAGAAGTATTCAAGTATTTTAGAGAAAACAATCCAAATATCAATCTCAGTATGCATACTAATGGCAGCATGAAGAAGCCAGAATGGTGGGCAGAACTTGCTAGAGTAATTGGCAAAAAGGGTTATATTATATTTGGCTTAGATGGATTAGAAGATACAAATCATTTATATCGCCAAGGCACAGTTTGGCCTAAGATCATGGAAAACGTACAGGCATTTATTGCTGAGGGTGGCAGGGCACGTTGGGATTATATTGTATTTGCACACAATGAACATCAAGTTGAAACAGCAGAACAATTAAGTAAAGACATGGGTTTTGAAAAGTTTCAATTTAAAAAGTCAGCACGTTTCTTTAGCAATACACAGGGTGCAGTAAAAGAAGAACATCAAAGTCAAAATCGTAAAACAACTACTACCTTGTTACAAGCTCCTACAAATCCTAAATATAGAAATGGAGTATTAGATAAACTTGCATCTGTTGCTAATATTAAGAATACCAATGCAGTTACTGTAGATAATATCATCAGTTTAGATAATTTATCCAGCATACAAGGCCGGCAAAAGTTTTCTTTAGACCCCAGTGAGAAAAAGCCCATGGAAAAAGTATGGGACGAAGCTGTGATCGATTGTAAAGTAGCCAAAGAAAAGAATATATATGTAACAGCAGAAGGCGTAATACAGCCCTGTTGTTGGACTGCTGGTCAAATGTACATTTGGTATTTTAAACCACAAGGTGCTCAAATCTGGGATTATATCAATGAAGTTGGTTTAGACAATATCAATGCAAAAAATCACAGCATTAAAGATATTGTACATGGAGATTTCTTTCAGAAAGTTATTCCTGAATCTTGGAATAAACCCAGTTGTGCAGAAGGTAAAAGCGCACAATGTGCTAAAATATGCGGCTCAAAGTATGACGCATTTAAAGAGCAATTTAATTAAAGATGATCAATAACTGGAACTAACCAAGGGAAAGTTAGTCTCCAGTTTGTCTTTTTCCTTGCATCCATTTTCTCTAACCATAATCTTAATTGTTTAAGATTTTCTGGATTGTATGGCATGTGTTCTATAGTTTTCTTAACACCAATCATGTGTGTATATAAACTCTTTTCATAGATATTTGTATTAGGCATTAAATTTAAAATTTCCTGCATGTCATCTTCAAAAAATCCAGAAGGGAAATTTCCCGGATGCATGGAAACAGGTTCTACTAGCAGATTAAAAGAATTAGTTATATTAGGATGGACCAGTCTCCAAGCATTTATTCTTCTAACTAGTTCTGGCATATACTTAATAGATAAACAATTAATAGTGCTGTTGACAACTAGTTCTATCCATTTACATTCGTTGACCATATATTCAAAATTTGACTGCCATTGCTCTAATTTTAAACCACTGCGAACATATTCTTGTTCAGGACCCCATGCATCTAAGCTAGCAACAATGCCAAGTTTAATACCTTTTTCGTCATGCAAACGTTTCATTTTTGTAATTAGTCTTGTAAACTTTTCTTTATTAACTTTTAAGTTACTGAAAAATTTAATCACAGTTCCTGCTTTAACATCGCTGTCCAATAAGAAATCAATCATTTGTTCAGTTTCGTCTTGATAAAAAGGTTCACCACCCAAGACATGTAACATGCTAATTGTTTTATAATTCTCTTTAAACCATGCCCAAAATTCAGCTAATCGTTGATCATAACTAGCACTTAGTTCATCTGCTTGTGAAACTGTGAGAACACCGTGATCTCCATGTATTCTATTTTCAGCTACCCATAAGCTACTTAAACTTGGATCACAGTAAATACAACTCATATTACATTTATTACTGAAATAAACTTCTACCATAGTTGGAGTAGTGATTACAGCAGTGGGATTAGTCTTTAACTCTTTTGGTATTAACATATAGTCTTGAACGTTGTTGTCTAGTAATTCTAATTCACGTTGTCGATCACTCATACCACCTGCGGCTTCAATATCTCTGCAATATTCACAGCCATTGCCAGGCCATTCACCTTTTAGCATTTTTTCTCTGGCTGTGATTTTATCTTGAGTGTTGTGAAAGGAGCCAAAATCCCCAGCAGGTACATGACTATGTACAGTTCTATGACAACTATTACTAGTGCCTTGATAAACATAAACGGTGCTCCATGCCCATTTTAACAAACATGCCGTGGCACTTTTAATTGGAAATTTTTTTGATGTCATATGATATATTTATATGACAGAAATTGTTAAATACATTATATGACTATATATTTAAATTCAGCTAGAAAAATACAATTTGAATTAAGCAGTATGTGCAATTTATTGTGTTTGGGGTGTGTAAGAACAGATACTGGTAACTTTTCAGAAAAAAAAGAATTCATTCTTAACAAAAATTATCTAAGTAAAGAAACATTTTTAAAAATTATATCAGCTAAAGAATTTGAATCTGTGACACATTTAGAGTTCTGTGGAACCATTGATGATCCTTTAATGCATCCAGAATTCTTAGAGTTTTTAGAATTGGCGCTTACAGTACGACAATTTAAAATTAACATACACACAAATGCAAGTCTTCGCAATGTTGAATATTGGCAACAACTTGCAACAGTTTTAAAAAAACATAAACATCATCAAGTCAATTTTAGTATTGATGGATTAGAAGATACCAATCATATATATAGACAAGGTAGCACATGGTCCAAAATCATGGAAAACGCTGAAGCATTTATTGCTCAAGGCGGTAATGCAATTTGGCAATTTTTAATTTTTCCGTGGAATAAACATCAAATAGAAACTGCCAAACAGCTTAGTGAAACTATGAAATTTTCAGAATTTCATCAAAGAATAGATAGAAGTGTAGCAACTCAATTAGGTTTAGAAAAAATTAATATTATTAAACGCTTGCCTGAATCTAAAAATCGAAGTGCTCTTAGCCTAGAACAAATTAATGACAGCCTCAAAGACAAAGTAAACGATGCCATTGAATGTAATAATCAAACCAATGGAATGTATTTTGTCAGCAATGAAGGAAGATTATGGCCCTGTTGTTTTATGCAAAATGGTTTGTTATCTTCAGAACAAGGTCGTGCAGATCTATTAAAATCTAGAATTATAGATGCTTATGATGAAGATTGGAATAATTGTAATTTACATAGTATAAACGATATCATTAATCATAGATTTTACACTGAAGATTTAATCGACAGTTGGGATAGTAACGTACATGGTAATAAGAAAAAAGATCGTATTCATCGTTGTACAGAAGTATGTAGTAGAAAAAACATACAGAGTTTACCAATAGGCAAACATAATATTAAATTAAATATTAAAAATGAATAAAAAACACATACATTTTTTCGGATGTAGTTTTACTGTTGGACATGAACTTCCCGATAATGAATTGCTTCCTTGGGCCAGGGATTGTAAAACGGCAGAGGAATATTACGAAAGGTTTTCTTCAAATGTAAACCGCAGTATTAGTTTGACTGAGTATATTAAAATCTGCAAATCCATGGCTTATCCAAAAATAATTGAAGAAAATAATCCAAACTGGAAATGTATAAATCATGCTGAATTGGGCTCTAGTTTAAAGCATGAGATTTATAAAATAATATCTCTAATAGAAAAAAAAGAAGAGATAATAGACTATATTGTTTTACAAGTTCCACATTTTACACGTGAATTTGCTGTTAACAATGACGAAAAAATAAAAAGTTATTCTATTAATTATCCAATGGTTAATGAACCAGAATTTAATGAATACCTAGAAAAATCAGTGATGTTCCATTCTATGAATCATTGGACATTGCATGGTTTGATTGATCTGTTATTGCTACAAGGATATTTGTTGTCTAAAAATATAAGATTTTTCTTTGTTGATTTAGAAGGAACAAATAGAAACGCACGTGAAAATATGCCTTTTTGGCATCCAGAAGAAAGATTTTATTTAAATTTACAATGGGATGCAATAGGACACCGCACAATTGGTAAACATTTTGATCTATATTCTCATCAAAATTTTGCACAGATTTTATTTAAAAAAATAAATGACACTATTTAAAAATATGTTTTGAAAAACATAGACTTCAATAAACTATGAATCTGTTAGAAATAACACTCACAAGATAGTAAATAAGTATGTTGACATGAAAGAACACAATGACAGAAAAAACAAAAGAACTGCCAAGTAAAACATTTTGCATCCTACCCTGGGTACATCTGAGCACACGCCCAAACGGACACATGCGTGTTTGCTGTACTGCTAATGCTAGTAGTGTAGGACCAACTAATGATAAAGTTCACGGTGGAGAAGTTGGTGTACTTAAAAATGCAGACGGAAAGCCTGCTAACTTAAATCACACAGACTTTCTAAGTAGTTGGAACAATGACTACATGAAGAACAATAGACTTCATATGCTTGCTGGGGAAGAACCACCTAGCTGTGTTAAATGCTATAAAGAAGAACGTGAAGGGCATAAATCTAAACGCCAATGGGAAACTGCTTATTGGAGTCAACGTGTTGATTTGGACAAGTTAATTGAAGATACACAACCAGACGGCAGCGTTCCCCCGCATATTGCTTATATTGACATGCGCTTTGGTACTAAATGTAATTTGGCCTGTGTAATGTGTAGCCCGCATGATAGTAGCTTATGGGTGCCAGAATGGCAAAAGATGTATCCAGAAGTACAAAATGCAACACTTAAAGATACAATGCAATGGGGTAACAAGGGCAAAGAAAACGGTGCTAGTTACAATTGGCACAAGAACAATCCTAAGTTCTGGGAACAGCTATGGGAACAGATTCCTAACATGAAACAGCTATACTTTGCTGGCGGCGAACCTTTAATCATTGAAGAACATTATGCTATTTTAGAAGAATGTATCAAGCGTGGTTATGCCAAAGACATGGAAATTCGTTACAACAGTAATGGCGTTGAGTGGCGTGAAGACTTGTTTGAATTATGGAGTCACTTCAAGCTAGTTCGTTATCACTACAG